TAACTAAGTAACTAAAGTGGCCAGAAACCTTGATATATAAGGGTTTGTAGTGGTTATTTACGTGATAACTAGGCAATTAACCGAATAACTATTAGGAGATATATGACCACAGAATCACTAATTCAAAATCAAATTCGAGTAGAACTATCAAAAGCTGGCTATATGGTATTTAGAATTAACGTTGGTAAGGTCAGAATGGCAGACGGGCGTTGGTTTGACACTGGAGCACCAAAAGGTTTTTGTGACTTGTTTGGATTTAGACCAGATGGACAGATATTTTTTATCGAAGTTAAAAATGAAAAAGGTCGATTGAGAGACGACCAAAAGAAATTTATGGATGCCATGAAAAAACGAGGAGCACTCGTAGGAGTGGCAAGAAGTGTTAAGGATGCAATGAGGATAGTTGATGGTAAAACGGTGGAATGACCATATGGCTGGCATTAAATATGCACCAAGACCATATGAAGAGCATATAACTGTGTTAGAGCGTGTAGAATATTTCAATCATTGGTTTTATGCTACGCATCAAAAGAAAGGTTCAGTGGCAATTAAGCTAGGAATTGGTGATAAAAAATTGAATCGTATATTGACACTAGAGCAGTTACCAGACGAGAAATTATTGAAAGAGATGATAGAACTATGCAATATAAAGTAATAACATATTTTGACAACATGGAAGATAGTGTAGAAATTTATGATAGCAAGGATGAAGCTATCAAAAGATTGCATCATTTGAGAGGTGTTAAATATAGAAATTTAAAATTATATAAAGTAGAAATGAAAGAGGAAGCAGAAACTGACCTAATCACTAAAATTAACGAGTGGGCAGACGAACGCAACTTAAAGCAAGCTGACCCTAAGATTCAGTGGATGCGCATTACCGAGGAGGTAGGTGAAATTCGGGATGTACTCTTGAAGCCGACTAAATTCACAGACCCACAAATGGCACTTAAAGACGCTGTCGGCGACACACTAGTAACGATTATCGTATTGGCACATCAATTAGACCTTGATGTTACTGAGTGTCTAAGTATTGCATACGAGGAAATCAAGAATCGGAAAGGAAAGATGGTAAATGGAACATTCGTTAAGGAAGAAGACCTCTAGAGAGCTAAACGTAGCCATTGCCTTACTACTGGCATCCCTAATTATCAATGTTGGAACGTTAATCAGTGTAGTCAATAGACCTGTGGAAGCTATCGTGGTACATAAGGTTGATAACGCTACTGTATTGCATGGTAAAATCACTGGTAAGCAGATGATAGGGAAGCTCTACACGATTGATTGTGGAGCGTATGGTAAGTTTCTAGTCACCAAGGAACAATACGATAGTGTAAGTGTAGGTGATGATATTCCAAGCTATTTGAGGAGTTATTAAGACATGAAGAAATATGAATACGCTGGATTAACTAAAGAGCTACATCAAAGGTTAACTCTAGAGTTTGATACATTGAGGGAAGAACATCGCAGAACACTCACTAAATATATAATGGAAACAAAGAAATGCAACAGATCGGAAGCTAGACAATATTTTCAAAGGTTTGATAATGTAACCAAAGAGCGTTCTAAGTTATCACCCGCGACATTAGACGATATGCGTGAATATCTTACGGACGAACTCGCAAACGACTTAGAGAACTATCTGTCAAAACACTGTTTTAGTAGCTCCGTAAAGTGTCGGCCAGATACCGACAAGAGAAATGCTGGACTGCCTGAGGAACTCTTTAAACAGTATTGCGAGGAAATCAAATCATTAAAAGCTAAATACCCAAACAGCTTCACCGCTTACATCATGGATGTTAAAGGGTGCAAATTTCAAGAAGCCACTAGCATACGGACAGCGATAAATACACTCTATACAGAGATTGGGAAAGTGACACCTCGAAAGGTAATCCAATTAGAGGGACTTCTTTCAAGAGAGTTATTCGGAAAGATAGCTAAGTACGTCTTTAATAAGTATGAATGGCCGGAAAGCCTAGATAAAGAGGTTGATAGAATCTATTTAGAATATCGCACTAAAGGTGATAGAGGGCTTAATAAAGAAAGTGTTAAACGCACACTATATAAAGCGATTGCTATGGGCTTGTGAGGGTTCGACTCCCTCGCTCGCTGTTAGTCTGTCATGACTAGGTAATTTTTTTGACACTCGCATCGCTGACAGACCGATACACAAACCCAGTAAATATTTTATAGAAATGAGGATCCAATACACACTTTTTTTACTCTAGTCTTGCATTGCTGGTAGCAAGACTAGAATTTAAAATAAAGGGGGTGGTAAATAAAAAAAAAGCCCAAGGCAAAGCTTGCCGAGAACTATTTAACAATATTATTATACCATAAAAAGGAAAGGCAATTTATGAGAACAGTTGAGCGGTTACAAAGAATCAAAGCACTTGATAGATACATCGACAGTCAGATAGAGCAAATTAAGAGACTGGAATCACAAGCGCTTAAGGTCACATCTGGTTCAATGCATACTGACATGGTTCAGGGTGGAAAGCGTAAGGGCAAAGATGATATTTATGTGGAACTTATAACGGCTAAGGAAGAATTAGAACGCTTCACAGCTGAAGCTATCAAACAGAAGCTAGAGTTTCGTAGACAGATAGCAAATATTGAGGATATAGATGCTAGGTCTTTGCTTCAAATGGTATACATTGACCAACTTGGTATCTGGCAGATATGTGACAAGTTAGGGATTAGTAGAGCTACGTACTACGTTAAACTAAGACAAGCTGAGAAATATCTAGATTAATCTATACCAATTAATACGGCATAATACTTTAGGCATGGTAATATAGTATTATCGAATCAGAAGGACACATCAGTGTTCTTCTTTTATTTTATCTAAAGGAGGCATGCCAATGCCAATGGTCAGACGATGCAAGGCAGACAGCTGCCGCACTTTAGTAGAGAGACCAGCACACTACTGTACTGCACATAAAGACATGGAAGCACAAGAGAGACAGAGATACTCACGCACTAGATACAACACACGAGTGAGGAACCGAGACGATGAGACTAAAGAGCGCTATGCGTTCTATCGTTCAAGGGTTTGGTCTTCTATTCGGAAGGTAGCTTTGGAACGTGACAACTATCTGTGTCAGTATTGTCTAGCATTGGGTGTGACCACACCAGACGCACGTATAGGTGACCACGTCACACCTGTTGAGATAGCACCAGAACTTAAAACTGACGTATCTAACATCGTTGCGACTTGTAGAAGTTGTGACAACACGAAGAGGACTCTAGAGCAAGAGATCTATGGTACTGGTCAAAATAGAACCAAGCAAAACACTGACCTACGACTTTCCGTGGCAGCGTGGTCGGGTTTAATAGCCCGTAAAAAGGCGGACGTCGTTAAACCCCTCTAAAACGCCCGTAGCGCGATTTTAAATAAGGGGTGGTATGTTTACCCTATGTGGGGTATAAAATTGACCCCCGCCCCCTATATCGAGCTTAGGAGAGCCACGACAAGGTGTTTTCTTACGTCACGCGCAACTTTTGAGGATTTTTAAAAGGTGTCTATACCAATTTTGTGAAGCAAAAGTACTGGTGGACGAACTAAAATAAAGACGTTCTAAAAGGCGTCTAAAACGCCCGTAGAACGATTTTATGACAAGGGTGGTATATTAACCCTTAAACGGTATTAAAAACGACATACGACGCTATTATGGGGCTTTTAGGAGGCGATACTATTAAAACTATCCCACTATTCGGAAAGTGGGGGCATGCTATACCAAACGGAGAGGAGTAATGATGAGTGGTTAAGAATCCGTATTATCAGCAGAACAATGGGCGCTTACCCAGTGACCCACCAAACTACTTAGGAACAGTTGCTAGGGAGACTTGGCGTAAAATCATTCCGTTTTTAGAAAGCACACAAAAAGTAGAACGAATTGATACGTTCTTGGTGGAAACATACTGTACGAACTACGAGATTTACAAAAAAGCCTATGAAGACATTAAAGAAAACGGTATTCAAACAGAAATAATAAAAGTCATTCAAGCACAAGGTAGCGGTGAGATTTTAGGCGAGCAGTCGATGGGATTTAAAAAGAATCCAGCAGTTGTTGTTATGAAAGATGCTACTGAAACGCTTAACAAGATAGGTATTCAGTTAGGTTTGACCCCTAAAGGGCGTCAAGAACTAATGGAAATTGCAGGCGAGGAAACAAACAAGGCTTCAACAGCAGATATGCTGAAGGAATTTTTGGGGAAATAAAAAGATGTCTATTATATTGAAAGGGGGTGATTAATAGTAAATGAAAACAAATTTAACAAAAACTCACGATATAGATGCAGCATATAAAGAATTTGATTTCACCGACATTGCAAAAAAATATCAAGACGATGGAACAAAATATTGTTTTGATGTCTTGGAAGGTCGAATCATGGCTGGTTACATGATTAAATTAGCATGCTTCAGACATTTGCGTGATTTGCAAAGACAAGGCAACGATGACTTTCCGTATTATTATGACACGGACGAAGCAGCTAAGCTACTGCGCTTCGCTAGAATTTGCCCAAACGTAGACACTGGTGAGCCAACAAAGCTGATGGCATGGCAAAAGTTCATCTTATGTATGCTTTTTGGGTGGAGAAATGCAAACGGTGGTAAACGTTTCAGCCGTGCGATTGTTTCAGTCGGTCGAGGTCAAGGTAAGACATACTTGATGGCTATTCTGACAGCTTATTCGTATTTTATTGAAAGCTTGGGGTTATCAAACCAAGATTATCTTGTAACCTCTATCAACTTCAAACAAACAAACAAGTTGCTTGGTTACATCAAATCAATGATGAAGCAAATAATCCAAAACGAACCATTCAAGAGTTTGGCAAACGAAACCGAGTTAGGCTTGCATAGTGACCAAGTTATTATGAAAGCAAACAACAACGTTTTGAGAGCTATATCTGCTGAGAGTGGGCAATATGATAGTTTTCATTTTACAACGGCTATTTTTGATGAAATTGGAGAAATTGAAACAAGGGATGCGGTCTCTAAAATTGTTTCTGGACAAGTTAAAGTTCCAAACCGACAATTCATCCAAATTTCCACTGCCTACCCAAACCCATCAGTTCCTTTCAGGGAAGACCAAAAGATTTTGCAGCAATCCATGGAAGATGACGATAATCGTGACGCCGATACGTATCTTTGTTTAGTTTGGTCGCAAGATAACTTAGACGAGGTCTTCCAACCAGAAACATGGGCAAAGAGCAATCCACTGCTAGACTTGGAGAGCGAACGTGAGAACCTTATGAAAGGGTTAATGGACAAGCGAGATAGCGACCTGCTAAGTGGTAACCTCGCAGACTTCCAAGTTAAAAACATGAACTGTTGGTTACTTGCTGATAG